TTATCCATCGATACTCTCCTTGTGTTTTCTAATTATTTCTTTAGCAGAGTCTAAAGAAATTTTTTCATCAATAACCATCTGCATTATATTAATTTCGAAAGTATCCCTGTTATTATCTGACAGCTTTATCTTTTCAATAATTTTATCTACTCTAATTCTAACAGTAGGATAACTTACTTCATACTCTTTTGCCAATTGTTTAAGTGAACCCGAAGCAAGAATAAACCTCTTTAAAAATTCTTGTTCTTCTTTTTCTAAATTAAAAAACCAATCCATTTAATCCCCTTTTTTAATTTTATTTAACTTATTTTAACATTATTAAGCCAAAAACACAAGATTATGTATTTATATTTAAAAAACCTGACGCAAGTCAGGGTTGATTCCTATAATAGATTAACTTATGTTATACTTAATAAAATTAAAATTTATAGGTGGAATTATATATGTTCATTTTTTATGTTCTTGTGGCTGCTTTAATATGGGCTGGAGTATCATACTGGTTACATGGGAATAGACCAACAAAAAATGTTGATGAAGTACTGCAAATATACTTTATTATAGCAAGCGTAGCAGCAATTATTATTGCATTAATTCTTCTCATTTTTTTTATTTACATGATGATATCCAGCAAATCAATAGATAATTTACCATGGGCTATCATTTGTATATTAGTTATCGCAGTTGCCGCATTGTTCTTCAAAGAAAATAAAATTTAAAAAATCCCTGACCGAAGCCAGGGTTTTATTATATATTATGATTGTGATGTACTTGTAGAATATTGTGAAAAGATTGAAGAGAACGATTTATTTTTAACTTCTACATTATTCTTTTTAAGATATTTAGTAATGACACTGTTGTTATATGTAGTATCGCTTTCTTTTTCAGTTTTTATAACATTTTGAAGTTCTTTTTTGTACTTATTCATGTCAGTTCCCTTTTCAGATGTTTTTACCATTTCAACAATATAATAAGAGGTTGCACCTGTTGATGAACTTGTAGACTCAATGACATCTGAAAACTCACCATTTTTCAATTTGAACGCAGCTGTTTGAACTTCAGCAGGAACACTTGTTGAAGCTGAGTTAAATGTTACTTTGCTTTCAGCATTTGTTTTTTCAAAGCTTGCTTTACCAGCATCATCTTTTTTAGCAGCATCTAAAGCTCTTGTTGCTGCATCTTTTGATGTTTCAGAAACAACATAAGCCGTCACATCTGGGTGATAAGATTCCCAAGCTTTTTTAAGGTTAGCATCAGTGTACTGAGTTTTTTTGATATCATCATCAATTGCTGCATGTTCAAGCATTCCTGTACGGAGATACGCTTTTAAGTTCTCATTTGTTAACCCTGATTGTTGAAGCATAGAAGAAAATTGATCTCCGTATTGAGATTTTAAAGTATTTACTTGTTTAGTAAGCGCCTTATCATCAGCTTCTTTAGCAAAATCTTTACTCAATATCTTATCAAAAGTAAGATTTTGAACTAAGACAGCTGATGATATGTTAGGGAAAGTTTGTAACTCTTTATAAAGATCAGAAACTTTTACTGAATCTCCCTTCATTGTCACAATATCTTTGTTTGGCACCGTATTATTACTACTAGAGCATCCTGATAGAGTTACTAACGTAGCCCCTAAAATAATTGTAGTTGCAATAACCAAACTTTTCTTTTTGAAATTCATTAAAAACCTTCATTCTTTTTTTATAATAACGTTATTTATCTTATATTTTACTTCTTAACTTTCCCTTAAGGATATCAAAAAAAACCTGACCGAAGTCAGGACTAATTTTAATAATATTTATTATTTAGTATAGGCGTTAAATGCAGTTCCTTCATTTTTCCAGCCTGCTTTTATCAAAGAATCTCTTTCATAAGAACTCATTGTAAAGTGATGTGAACCAACTTTTGCGTTTGGATTATAAAGACGATATACAGGTACTCCAGTATTCGCTTTAGCAACTGGGAATCTAAAAGCTGTTCCATCATTTTTCCACCCAATTGAAACAAGGCTTGTAGCTTCAAAATCACTTGTTGTGTAATGATGATCACCTGCGTTTGGGTTATATAAACGTTGCACTACTGGATATCCTGAATATGGTGGGTTAGATAAAGGTATATCAAAAGCGATACCTTCTGATTTCCAGTCTGCTTTTTCTAATACTATAACTTCAAAACCAGCAGGTGTAAGCAAGTGTTCTCCTGTATTTGGATTATATACTCTATAAACTGGCGCTTTTGATGTTTCAGTGTCAGCATATGCCTGTTGATGAATTGCTATTCCACCAGTTATTATAGCGGTAAATGCTAAGGCTGTTATTCCCATTTTCTTCATAATTATACCCCTTTTTATTTAATGTTTTATAACAATTATATTATAGCACAAAAAAAAGCCCTGACCGAAGTCAGGGTTAATTTTATAATTTATTCGCATTCAATCGACGTTGCAGTTCTCTGACAGAATCAGAAACTGGGCTGATAGTTCCGTCTTGTATTGTTCCAAGATGTTTTTGTAATGCTTTAATCGTAGCTTGGCCAAACAGTCCGTCTTGAGCAATTCCTAAGAATCTTTGCAATGCTTTGACCACGTTTGAACCTGTCAGTGATGAATCGAACTGAGCCGCATAGATATTTTGATTAAAGGTTTGTTTGTACTGGTGACTAATTACCCCGTCTTTGCCAGCCGTATCAAAATATTCTTGAAGGCGTTTAGCAGTCGCATTTCCAAATTGACCATCAAGGTTTAATGTAACCATTTGTGGCTTATTATCAGTATTTCCTGAACCTGAGCCAACGATTCGATAAAAGTGATGTGGTAAGCGAGTACTCATATAAGCATCGTTCGTATCAACCGCAATTCCATTGTGAGTATAAGAACAGTGAATGAATGAGACATTGCTCAAAAAGATACCCGTATGTCCATCCGAACCAGCTGAACCTCCTGGAGTCCCTGAGATAAAAATATCACCACGTTGTACTTCTCTTCGACTGATTTCTTTCAGTTTTGTTCCTGACATTCCAAACAAGGTTTCTGTATTTCCCATTGAACCTGCTGACAGAAATCCTCCAGCAATCATTGAAAAGAATACTGATGAGCTACAGTCATAACTGTTTGGACCCGTTCGTGAAGTCATTGAGTAGGTAATTTTACCCTTTCGAGCTTGCATCCAACCAATCATGTTTTCAATACTTGGCATTATTCACCTCCTTCTGTAAATTCATGATCCATATCTTTATAGATGTCCGGTTGAACTTCTACATTTGTTTTTACCAAACTTGCAGTATCATCACCAATGGTTAGACTTCCGATTGAAGTCAAGATTGATATTAAAGTTGAAAATCCTGCAATGCTTAATGCTTGAACCCAATCTACACCAATTAGTCCCGTAGCTCCAGCTCCCAATGCACCAATCATCGCTTGTGCAAATGTTTTAATCGCACGTTCTACTAAATCTTTAAAAAATGTTTTCATGTTCTTTCTCCTTCAAAATTTGGTTAAAAAATAAATAACAATTGAAATCCCAAGACCAATCATATAGCCCCAAGCCCATTTGTTATTTGCTTTTATTTCTTTAATATCATCTGCATTATTCAAAGCGATTAAATGAGCCTGTTCAGCTTTTTCCCTGATTGACTCATAATTATCAAGCTTTGTTTCTATTCTGGCCAACCGTTCAAGAACTTCTTGCCATGCTTTTTCCTCCATAACTTCCTTTCTATTCTATTTTATGATGCTGGAAAATCATTGCCCGTTATATATGAAATTGTCGCTCTAAAGTTACCATTTATAGCCACGGTATTACCAACGTAAGTTATTTTTCCGTCATATGTGATTAAAAAGGCTGCAAACGCTTGATTTGAACAAGCAACATTTAATGAATAGTTCCCCCGTGGACGATAACCAACTGGAATAGTTTCATCCATTAACTTACCACTAGGTATAGCCCCAGCTGAGTTGTTACCAGAAATAGTTAATGTGATAAATTCTCCAACACGTTCAGCTGTTGCTTGAATACCATAACCAAAAGGGAAACTTTTTGAAACTTCTTTTCTTTTTAGCGTATTAGTTATTTCTAAGGCTTTAACAGTCACTTTCCCAGAATCATCAGCCATTACAGTTTTTGACCAAGGGCTGAGAGTAGGAGTGCTGCCAGAACGAGAACGACTGTAAATTTGTGACACAGTTTTTGAATCATATACTATCAGTTCTTGAACTACTGAAGTCGTTGTTCCGCTGACTGTTAAATAGGCATATATAGTTGTACCAGAACGTTCAGAAGGTACATTAATGATATCTGTTCCTCCAGTAAGTCCTCCAATTCGGTAAGTACCAATATCAATTACATTATCCAAATCAGTTCCACTTGCTAGGCCGCCTTTGTTTGCGATAACTTTATTTGATAAATCTGTCAGTTTAGAATCAGACTCCGTTTTTGTATAAGCTCCGACCTGAGAAGCTGTTACTGCATGGGGGTTAGCCTTATTGTTAACATGAGAATCAAAATCAGTCTTTGCCGCTTGTTGAATATTATCAACTTTATCCAGTCCAATTTGTGCTGCAGTAACCTTATGTGGGTTAGAGTTATTACTTGTATGTGAATCAAACTCTACTTTCGAAGCTTGTTTCACATTAATAACCTTATCGAGCCCTACTTGTGCAGCTGTAACTTTGTGAGGGTTAGATATATCTATCGTATGTGAATAAATACCTTCTTCAATATGATTCATACGATTATCAGTTACAACCGCACCATTTGCAATATTTTCTTCCTCAGTTTTTAAATCGTCATATTTATTCCAGGTTTGTTTTTCGTAACTCATTATTTGCCAACCTCCTTAGAATTTTCTTGCTCATAAGTTTCAACTAATACTAATAATTTAGCATTATCAAACTCTAACTGAGTAATCTTAGATAATAATTTGTTAATCAATTTTTCTGCATCAATTTCATTATTCATACTTCCTCCTTAAAGCCTTGTTCTTCAATTTCTTTTATTTCTTCATACTTCATATTAGTTAAAACCAAGCGGTCGTTTTCATAACCTCTCCTTTTACCTTTGACCTCCCATGTAAAAAGGAGATTAGGAACGGAAGATTGCACAGTAAAACTCGTTTTATCTCTGGATGTAACAGAAACAGAACCTTCACTATTGTTATTGGACCGCCAAGTATCGCTACAAGAGAACCAATAGCTCCTGTTACGCCACCTGCTCCTGTAATAATCGCAGCAAGTCCTCCAAGGAAGCCTACGAATGTTTCGATTGCAGTACCGACTGCGATAATTCCGCCAACTACCCCAGCAAAAGTTCCTAGAGTAATTACAAAATCAGAAAAACCTTTTCCGTGCTCAGATAGCCAATCACCAATAGTTGAAAGGACATCGCCGAGCCCTTTTAAGACGTCAACAATTACTCCGCCAGTCCATTCAGCTACTGGTTTCAAAAAGTTATCCCAGAATAATTTGAAAGCTGGTTTAAGTGCCTCGATTACTCCGTTTACAAAATCTATTGCCCCGCCCAAAGCTTGTAAGAAAGCGGGTATCAAGTCTTGAATAGTAAACCCGGCCAATGGCAAAAGTACATTTTTGTAAAACCATTCTAGCCCAGCTCCAATATTATCAGAGAGAGGTTGAATGCTTTCAAGTAACTTTTTAATTCCATTAAGCAATAGAAGCTGCTCTATAAGTTAGCACTCTATTGTCGTTATAGTACTTAACAAGATAATAATCGACAGCACCCTGAAGGTTATATACTGGTTGATAATGTACTGCAAATAAAGGATTGGTATCAATCGTATCATCCGTAACGAGGAATATCCCTCGTGGATCAATACATTTAATATCAGCAAATACTTTCCCAGTCTGTGGTTCCTGATTCATATAAATCAATTCATAACCTATCCCAAATACTGACAAATCTTTTTCAAGTTCAGTATCATGAGAAACAATATCAACTTTTGTATAAGCATCAAGAATCGATTGAATGTCATCGCTGCTTGTATAAGCTACTGGATTTCCTACCATGAAACCAACATTCATATCAGTTACATACTTTGCGTGATTGACAACAACTTTATTATTAGGTGCTGCAGCACTATCTTTTGTTCGTTTTAAAATATCTTGCTTACCATCATAATAATCAGATAGTTTTTCCAAACGCCAAAAGTCACTTTGGTGCTGATTAATACAATGATTAAGCAATTCAGAAGAAGGATTATTTAAGTCACCTGCCATCTCTCTATTTATTTTAATTGCCATGTTTCTCCTTTAATAAAAACCAAAGCTTGCTTTAGAAGCAATCGTGGTCTTAACATTTCTCATATCTTCACTAAAAGCATACCTTGTAGCATCTATTGTATGGTTATCATTATCTTCTAACCTTGGTTTAGGATTACCATCTTTATCTACTTGATAGTCTATGTTTTCAAACTCCCAAGCTATTTTAGGAGTTATTCGTGGGTCAATACAGATAAAATCTAAATCATCAAGCCATTGTTCGCCATATTCAACACTATCAGGTCCTTTTTTAACACCTTTAATGTGTGGAACGTTGTGTTCGGTCTTAAGTTCAGCTATGCTCTTAGGTTCAGCAGAATCAGCAAATATTGTATCACTAGAATAATTTTTCTTGTGCAACCATTTCCCATATTCTCTATTACTTATTTTTTGACCATAAAGCTCGTCAATTGCATATATTCCATTCTTTTTCTTGTCGTATTGCCACCTTACATGAGCTAGTGGGTCAGTAGCATAACCAAAGTCAACTGCATTGCGGATATTATCAAAGTTTGCAACCATGTCATCAGTAATTGAACCAGGTACAACTTGTAAATTGTCAAACGGTACAACTCCAGAACCAATTGCTTTCCCTAAATATTCCCAGTCATAGCGTCTTTCACTTCTAGCTTTGGTTGCTTCAGCTTCCTCTATGAATTCTTTAGAAATAAATGGGTTATCATGATAAGTAGAGTGGTGAACAAAAGTATTAGCTGGTTGAAATGATGATTCATATTTCTTATTTACCCATGATTGTTTACGCTTTGGTGGGTTATAGGAATAGAAAAACTTATAAAAAAGACCATCATCTAATTCCCCACGTAGAAGTGAGTTAGTGATAGTTGTTACTTCATCTTCACTTTTAAATTCTGCTAATTCTTCAATCCAACCAATTGCAAATGGGAACTTACTATCTTTTAATGACTTAATTCGTTCAGGGTTTTGCGCCCCTCGGAATATCATATAGTTTCCACGTGGAATATAAGTAATTCTCAAGGGTGACTTATTGAACTTAAATAAATGGGTTACGCCTTGCTCTTCAATACCCACTTCATTTGCTCATAGATTGACTGCTCTAACGTATTATCAACATAACGGATGCCAACTGCATTAACCGCATATCTCATTAACAATTGAGTAATAATATGTGCAATGTCAGATGATTTACCTGAACCACGACCACCTTTTTCAACGATATTTAAGATATTACTATTTAAAGCTGCTCGCCAAGTAGAAGCAAATGCTTTAGGAATAAATTCAGATAGTTTAGCCATCGTCATCACCTAAGTCATCAACAAACACAGGCGTTTCACTCACTTCTATTTGTTGTTTGTCAATAAATGCTGCATTAATTTTATAGAAGTGTTCTAATGCTTGATTTCTCTCTTTAAAACCTGCTGAATACTCACTCACTTCACGCTCAATAATTTCATTTGTTTCAGGATCACGTAGCACTTTTTCAAATCGCTGTGGTTCTCCCTTTGCAATTGAAGCTGTAATAGCTAAGGCTTCTTCCATTGTCAAATGGCGCTCCAGTTGAATCTCTTTCAGCTTATTTTTGATGTACTCAGAGACTTTTCCACCTTTTTCCACCAATTTTTCTTGAGCATTTTTAGCATAATTCTCTTTGTATCCTGCTTTTAAAGCTGATTGATAAGCATTACCTGTGATGATGTACTCATCAGCAAATGCTTGTTGCTTAAGGTTTAATTTACTTATTTTCGACCACCTTTCTCCAACAATAAAAGGTTGTCCATTGACAACCTGTAATAAAATAGCAAGTCAGGGAGTCGAACCCTGATAGATACCATACTTGCAACTAAAAAATTTGATCGAAATTAAATTCTTAATTTATTTTGAATTTTTGAATGATGGGAATTTAGCACAAAGAGCCTCATATTCACCAAAACTAATGTCATCATGGATAGGATGAATCTTGCCAGTTGATTCCATTAATGCCAATTTATTATAAATTCCATTATCATCTCCAGTGGCACCACCGACAACAAAGCGGCCATTAAAAATGTATCCAACTGTTCCTTTCGCTGCACCTTCAATTACTTTAAAACGAATCATATCTTCTTCCTCCTCTATTTGTGGTTGTTCTTCGTGTGAATTTTGGATGACGGTTATCGGATTCAACCAAGTTCCATCATCAACATCCCAGCTACTTAATGCTGTTTGCCAGTTTTTTTGTGTAATTCCCAAATGGAGATGTGTAGCTCCAGTTGATCCGTTTAATTGACCAATACGTTGTCCTTTTGTTACTTTTTGACCAACTGAGACAAAAATATCACTCATCTCATTTGAAAATTCTTGATACATGACTTGATAAGGTGGGATAGATAAAACAATAACCGAGCCAAGCCCACCACTCGCTAAACTTCCCATCACTCCAGTATAGATTACCTCACCATCAGATAAGGCCAAAATATCCGGTCCATAAGAAGTTGATCCAAAGTCAAAACCATCATGGAAGTAGCCGCGACCGCGAGGCCAAGGGGTAATACCGAACTGTTGTTCTGGTATATCTGCCTTTCCTTTGTAAGGCGTTGTAAATGGCCATGTCCAAGAACTTGTTCCTGAACCTCCAGTGTTATTGGAAGATGAACTGTTATATAAAGCAATTTCTTTTTTGCGTCGATTAGTTAAACCCTCTTCATACGCAGAGCCTTTATTTACATAAAGAATCATTTCTGAAGTAATCCAGCTATCACTTGCAGTTTTACTCCAATTATAATTAGCAAAGACTCCTCCACCTAAGTTATACGCAAATGATACTAACGCATCAAATTGATTTTGATTGAATGACCGGGTAAAATAATTATTTACTGCATTCTCATAATCTACCAAATCTGCAAAAAGTTGGTTATCCGCTTGAGCTTGTGTCCATGTTGTAACACCAGCCACCAAGTTAGTTTGACCTACCTGTTCTGCGTGTCCCCAGCCAATAGTAATTTTATTATCATCAAGCCGATAAGCTGTTAAGCTGCAACCTTCTACCTGTTTAAGAAGATTTATACCATTTGTGCCAATTTTCAATGCTAGACCTCCTTTTATATTTCATCAAATAAACTCGTCAGTTTAATTGACTGTAATTCCTAATATACAGCTGTATTAAAACTAGGAATGACTCAAAGTCGGAATCGAACCGACCGCAGTTTTGCTAGTCCAACTTCTGAGTCTTTATGAAGTATATCCAAACCGAATTAATTTATATTTTGTGCTTTTGACTTTTACTTCATAATACAAGTATATCAACTAAAACAGGGGGTAAAATTCAATGAATCATTCAAAAACATTTCACGATTTTACCACTCACAAATACGGTCTAATCATTTCTTTAAAAGATTTGTTCCAGCGCCATAATGTAGTAACACCCACAAACATTTCTTGAGCTACTCCATACCATGTCATTCTTTGCTTATAATGAAGTAATAAAGCTTTTTTCGTGTCACTACATTCTACATCCCAAAACATATCAAGTATTTCTTTTTGCCTTTTCATTTTTCCTAGAACACCAGTGAGTTCATCTTCCTCAACTCTTAAATATTCTATTTCTTGAGGTGCTATTCCAAGTGATTGTGTTCTAATTCCGAGATTGTCTTTAGGTTTTCTAGCTCTCAAATCAAGCTCTCTTGCTTTGATATTTGCAGCTAATCTCCCTGTTAAGTAATCTCCGATAATTCTATCTAGTTTATCTGCCATTAAATTAATTCTCCTTTTTAATATAATCCAGTTAGAAAGTTCTTGCTATATTCATTCTTTGTAGACTTTATTTTTTTACAAAGAAAGTCTATAATGAAAATAAAAAGGGGAAATTTATGGTTTATAAAATCACACATATTCGTCTTTCTAACCCTTCTGAGGTATCCACTAAAAAAATTACTCATATAAAATTAGAGAGTGGTGTTGTGGAAACAGCTACTATGGCTGCTTATTTTATAGATATGGGGTGTAAGTACACTTATACAAATAGTGCTGGTAAAGAAATATTTGTTACTTCTGTCCATCCTATTTTTGGTAATCCATATATAGAGACGCTTGATCGAACGACTGAATTTGATGAATTACTTAACTTACCCTATTTCTAATTCCAGTAGGATTGCAACCGATTAATTTGTACTCTTTGTGTTTTCGATTTATTAATGCTATACTTGGCAGTATAGAATTTCGCTATGCCTTTCGTATTTTTAAGAAAGGGGAATGCAATTATGACATTCACTAACAAAAACAAATTTTTCCAATATACAGTAACTCTTGATACTTCAAATGATATTTTCAGAGCAAACCTTGCTGATAACTCAGGAATCTACGGTTATGGAAATACCATTGAAGACGCAGTTAAACATTTGGAAAACTTAGTCTAAAATGACATGCAACTACTACTAATATGGTGGTAGTTTTTTACTTAAATTCATATAGTTACAAATCACTTCTTTAGCTGTACCATTTTTAATTTTTATATATTTGTTAATATTATGAGCCTAATTTAACAGCTTTTTCATTTTTTTACTTACACTTTTGTAAGTTTTGATATTGTACAAAAATGTATAATATGTTTATCCTTAGAAAGGAAAATTCCAAATATGAATAATGTGTACATAAGATTTTGGAAAAAAATTAATGATATTCATGGTAAGTGTAGTGTCAAAGAATACTGGAAAATTATGTTTATTCATCTAAGTATATATATCATTTTATTTTTTTCATTTTCTATAGGCATGTTGTTAAAAGTTAATTATGGTTTAGATAAGATGGGCTCTTTTCTTATTGAAGGTAGCATTATTATTTCGATAATAAATTTTTTGGTCACATTATGGCCAAATCTTACAATCACCAAAAGAAGGTTAAATGATGCCGGTTTGAGCTGGGTCATCTTATTTTTTATTTTTCTTCCTTTTGGTCCTATGATAATTATTTATTTTTTGGCAACCCCCACCGAAAATGACGAATGGAATTTTTACTCAAAATAATTATAATTACTTTAAGGTAACTTAATTTATTATGATTTAGTGAAATTTATCCAATCCCTCCCCACCAGTCATTGACCAGCGATATTAGTTTGTTTTTCAATATATTCTTTCTATCTTATGTTATAATATTTTAATTAACGTGAATTGCAGGCGAAGTGCGGTTAAAAACATTGCCGTTGAAATAGAACGGTGTTATTATGAGGATTAATATCTTACAACACTCTCCAAATGAAGGCCCTGGTTTCATAAAAGATTGGGCACTTGAAAGAGGTCATGACATTTATGTTTATCACCCCTACTATTTTGACGGTATACTTCCTAACGAAAAAGACACTGATATGTTAATCATCCTCGGTGGCCCTATGAGTCCAAACGATGATTTGCCTTGGATTAAAGATGAGCGTAAATTAATTCAAGAACTTATTGATAGAAGCATACCAATATTCGGAGCCTGCTTTGGAGCCCAACAAATTTCTAAAACTTTAGGATACGATGTTTCAAAAGCACCTTATAAAGAAGTTGGTTGGGCACCTGTTTATCTCAAAAGTAATTCAATTCAAAACATTCCACCAAAATTAAACGCACTACATTGGCATGAAGAAATGTTTGAGGTTCCAAAGGAAGCCGAGTTATTGTTCAGTAGTGATTTATTGGAAAATCAAGGTTTTCTTCTAAAAAATATAATTGGATTGCAATTTCATTTTGAAACTACAAAAACAGATATACGTGAAATTGTCGTAAATGACGCTTCTTATGCTTTGAATAACAATGCATTGAATCAATCTCCGAAAGATATTTTGACTAATGATTTTCCAAGTGAGAATAAAGAAACAATGTTCAAACTACTTGATTACATTTCACAATAAACATATTGAGAGAGCAAAGGAAGAAATCCTTTGCTTTTTTCATCCCTCCACCACTCTCACTAAATCTAGGTCTTGGGCTTGCCATTGGCTCCATTGCTATTTCAAACTTCACTTGTTTCTCCATATATAATTATTTCAGTTGCTGCTTCATTGCTGATTTTCTTAACTGATGCAATAAAAGTCACTGGGTTCATTACGATTTCTTTTTCATGGGCCCATTTGACATATCTTACGAACTGCTGATAAGTTACTCCAGGAACAAAACTCAAGTAATATTCTGCAAGGCCCTTATCAAATGCACTTTTAGGGATTTCCCAAGCCATTTATTAAAGCCTCCACTTCTTCATTGGTCATATATTCCCTATCTTCTTTAGTTTGAGGATTAGACCATTCAGGAGCACCTTTTACAACTTTGTTACTTCTAAATCCTTGAATAGGTGTTAAATCGTAGTCATCTTCCCAACCCTTACCGTTAAACCATGTGCTGCCATGTTTTATATAATTTTGTTGGGTATTTTTAACTCTTATTTCTTCCAAATAGTTTTCAAGACCCGTTTTAATCTCTTCGTCTGTCGTTCCAGATTTTACAGCTCTTTTATAAGCTAATAGAGCTTTCGGTTTTCCTTTTTTGTTAGGATATATTTTCCAAAGATTATTAAATCTAGTTTCTAAATCAGACTCTTTATCGGACTTGTCCGATATATAATTATTTGATTTATTAATTGATTTATTAGTTGATATATTATACCTACGATTCTTCGGTATACCCTCTAATGAATCTTCGGTAGGGGTATGCTGATTCTTCGGTATACCCCCTACCGATTTATCAACATAGGGATAAATATATCTCTTTTTAACTTCTCCATTTTTAAACTCATATTCTAATTTGATGTATCCTTTTTCTTCAAGACGCTTCAGATTAGCTGAAACTGTTCCTTTTGTCTTGCCGTATCTTTTAGCAAGATAAGCATTTGAAGGAAAGATACTGCCAAAAGAATTAGCCATCGTGTATATTTCACTAAAAAGAAGTTTTTCAAAATCATTTAAATCATCAGCTTCAATAATTGGCACTGGTATTTGGTTAAAAAACTTTGTACTTTGTTCCATCACTTCGACCACCTTAGATTTCCAACATAATTATTTGATTTGTTACCATCAATATGTTTAACATTTGGCAGTCCTTCTGGATTTGGAATAAATGCCTGTGCTACCAATTGATGTATAAATGGCATTACTCGTTTTCCGTTATCGAGTATAAAACCATATCTTGGGCGCTGGTCTGATGTGGTATTTATTTTTACTTTCTTGCGAATATTATCACTTATAACTTGTCTCAAATTTCCATGACTGCTAATCTCATATTCGCCTACTGGAATACCAACAATTTTTGGAGAGTTAATAAACTCAATTTTTTTCCACGTTTCAAATTTCATTTATAATTCCTTTCTTCTATATTTATTTCAATGTGGTCAAATTCGACCAATTTAGACTTCAAATTAAAAGGCTGGGGGATGCTATCCCCTCGAATTTAAGCATGTGTTACGCACGCTGCACCTGGTTGTTAATTAAAATGGTAGGTCATCATCTGAAATTTCCATTGGATCACTTCCAAAAGAATCATTATTTTGTGGTTTTGCAGCTGGATTACCAACTCGTTCACCATTTGCTTGATTACTTTTTTCAAGTACTTGGAAATTACTTGCGACAACCTCCATAATATAAACTCGTTGCCCTTGTTGATTCTCATAGTTGCGAGTTTGAATACTACCAGTAACTCCAATTAATTGACCTTTATGAGTCCAATTGGCCAAGTTTTCGGCTGATTTACCCCAAATAACACAATTGATAAAGTCAGCTTCTCTTTCTCCATTGAAATTCTTAAATTGACGATTAACTGCAAGAGTAAATGAAGCAACTGCTTTATTTTGTTGTGTATATCTAAGTTCAGGTTCCTTAGTGATTCGCCCTACTAGAGTGACATTGTTAATCATTTTGTTCCTCCTTTTTTATATCTACGAATTTTTCGATATCATTGTATGCTTCATCAAGTGGCATTTTTAGCCAATCATTTTGTTCATCAATACTTGCCCCATAGTTTTTCCCGGCAATAATAGCCATTTTGTTAACTACGGCTTGAAGCTTTTTCTCATCAAATTCTTTTTTATCTTTACCAACAACATATAATTTAGGTGGATTTGGTATCTCTTCTTCAGTAAAATCAGCTTTTGTATTTTGAACCTTTGAATTCTGAGGTAAGGCCCAACTTGGAAGTTGTGGATTATTCCACCAAAAGTTCTTTCCTGCTTTTTTATCAAAAACTTTGTTCCAACCATCAGTCTTTTCAAGTGATGTTTGAGCAAAACTGGTAGGTAAGTCATATAAATATCTACCTACTCCCCATTGGACAGCCGCTCTCTTCATTGATCCAGATAATCCACCTTTGACTGCTTCAACCTGAGTGTTTTCTGCGCCATCCCATTTGGTAACCCATTCATCTCCAAACTTAACGGATATACCACATAACGTCCCGCCATCTGGAGCTGTTTTGAATTCGTTCTTCCATCCAGCAATTCCAAAAACTTCATCAAAACGTTCTTGAACTGCCCGATTATCCATATAAGCAAGAACCATAGCCCAAGGCTTCCCTTGTTTAGAAAATCCTGATTGTTGAACTCTCCAAACTACTCGGTCTGGTTGCAAAGGTTTTTGTAAGGCAAGCATTTGTTCTTCATAATCTGCCATAATTTACCTCACGCATCCCATTTAAGAGGTGCTTTCTTATCTTTATAAACAATGGATTGCTCAAGCTCTTGTTCTATTCCATCTCCAAACTTGCTCTTTAGTTTGGTTAAAGTAATTGGATCTACACAATCCCAACCATGAGCTTTAACTAAGTCATATTTCTGTTTATTAGTCATGGTTAAGACCTTTTGTTGTACTGCTTTACCATAACTCAAACGATTAAATTGTTGACCTTCATCAAGCCGTTTTTTAACCTCAGTTTCGCCCTTTTTATAAAGGTCAGCTATAATCTTTGCCTGAGCCAAGAATTCTGTAAGTGTGATATTATCCATATCTTTTATAGCTGATGGATTCAAGTCAACCCTTTGACCATCTCCATCTACTGGGATAAGTTGTAATTCCATAATGTTCTCCGTTTCTTATTTTTGTTGAAACGTGATATAATCTAGGTATTAAAAAATAAAGACACATCACGTCTTAGTCCGCATTACCGTGCGGGCTTTTTTATTTCCAAACTTTTTTCCAGTCTGAAATACATTCGTTAAGCATTGCTGATTTATCCTCAGCAAGTTCTTGCTTATTCTTTTTTCGTGAAGTCATATAAAGACTCCCGTCGGGTCGTTGCCAAGTTTCAAAGACTACTACTCCACGATTTTCTCGTTTGATTAAATCATGATAGATTTGTCCAACAGTCGTTGGCAACACTCGAACTTTGCGTTCGTTTATGATTGTTGTTTCCATTTTTAACCCTTCTATATATGAGTTTCATCCTCCTAATGATATAATTACTTTGGGCATATATTTGCTAATTTTTTTATAGAAAGGAGGTATAGATTATGAATTTAGATAATTTCGATGAAAGATTTAATGACTTTCTAGAACGCTTTGATAATACTTTTGAGAAAGAGGAACCATATGAAGATATTGTTAAAATCGTAAATTCCTCAAAACTTAATGCATCAGAGTTTGAAAAAGCACTTGCTATTGAACACCTTATTGCTCAAAAACGTACTAATAACCTTGTTAAGTTAGCTTTAAAAGAGTTTTTAAAAAAAGACTAAGAGACCGCACAGAATGTATTATTTACATTATTTTTTTACTTAATTCGCTACTATTTTTGTAGCGAATTTTCTATTTTAGTATCCTTTTCTTACGTAGTAACATATTAAGTTTCTCTGCGATAAGTTTTATTGCTCTTAGATTCTGCGTGATTAAATCAAGGAATGGGTCAAATGGGTTTTCACCGTTTTCTCGGTTGAATATGTATGTGTAGGTCATGAGTACACCTCCTTTATAGAAGTGAGGTTAGTGTGTTTTTGTTTTCTGTGAAATAATCAATAAACTTTGGTGCTCTAGACATTCCTTGATACTTCTTGCTCCAAATTGACCATGCTAAGAAGGCAATCAAGTGAGTAAGCCGTCCGTCCACATCAATCACGAAACCATCAGGGGCATTATCAGCAAATTTTTTGATATTACCTTGCGCCCGAAGATAAGCATTAGACTTTTTGTCGATATTCCCTTTTTCATCTAACACTTCTGTCTTATAAAGATATTTGGCAATTTCTCCATCTGTCATGAATGGGCCATCTTCAATTTCAACTATCTTAACTTTTCCGATTGTAGTCATTTCTGTTTCCTTTCTAGCTGGCTAAGTCATCTTGTTCTACAAGAGGTAAGTATCCGTGTTTTTTGAGTGTTTCATATAGAAACTTACGCCCTTTTTGCTTCCATGTAGTAGTAATTGATGTTCTCTCTTGACCTTTACTATCTACATAGTTTTGAGTTCGACTGCCAATATAACCTTTACCCATATATCTTGAGTACAGTACCCATTGCTTATTGACTTTTCGTTGAATCCGTAACTCGTTTAAAATTCGATTAAATTTCATAGCACTAAATCCATAATCCTGTGCAATCTGAGTAATTAGAATATCATCAGGGCTTTCAAGGATTAAATCAAGGTAAGTTGTTTTTTCAGTAGCTCCAGCAAGTTCTTGATTCAGCTGACTATTCTCTTTTTCAAGTCCAAGTCGTGCTTGTCGTTCCTCTTTTAGCTGTGTAGCAAGGCTAATGAGTGTATCTGGATTAAGCAATACTTCTTCAAGTTTAGCCTCCGTCATATAAGCTCCGTGCTTGCGGATTGTTGGAAGGACTTCAACAGCCAACCAATCTGTGAATTTTTCAGATACAGCATTGTTTGCTTTGAATGCAAGTTTGTAAACCATCGGTTCACTGATGAATGAGCCTTTTTCAACTTTTGCCACTTGTGGCAAAAACTCATTAACCCTGTTCCATCTAACATATTCGGTTCCGTTAGTCTTTGTTGTGAAACCTAAAGATTTTGCAATTTGTTCTGCGTTAAATAGAATTTCTTCTTCAACGACTTTAACATCAATATCGAAAATTCCATTTGTGAAATTTTGTAATTCTTCTATTTCCTAACTCCTTTCTTAACTTACTTTTGTATTTTGCTGATTAATTAGTTTCAGAAAAACCGAAGTGTCTTCTAAAAAAATAATATCAACGGATACTCCTAATGCTTTTGCTACTTTTTCAATATTTTTGTATTGAGCATTTCGGATAAAGCTAATATCTTTTTCATAGTTACCAATTGTTTTCTGAGTCAATCCTGCCTTTTCCGCGAGTTGACTTTGCGATAAACGATTTAGTTTTCTTAAATCTGTAATTGCTGTTGCCATACTGGCTCCTTTCTGTGTATGTATTTTTGTGTTCTCCTTGGTATAATAGCTATGAGCAGAAATTTGTGTTATGTGCTTAGTATTATGAAAGGAGGAATTTTTATGAAACTAAATCATGACTGTGTACGAGATGTCATGTTATATTTAGAGGATAATTTAGAACTAGACGATAGCATAGAAAGTTATGGTTTAGCTAATATTTTAAAAGATTATGCTCCAGATGAAGTTGTGTATTCAATTTCTAAACTTGTTGAAGCTGGATACATTTCGGGAATATCTGTTAAAACCCTTGCAAGCGGACCTAGTTATATCATTACAACAATAACTTGGTCTGGTCATAAGTTTATTGATAATGTTCGAACACCTCAAGTTTGGACCGAAACTAAACAGCTAACTTCAAAATTCGGAGCTGTTTCAATTGACATCATAAGCCAAGTCGCAGCCTCAGTTATTTCTAAAGCTCTTGGAATCTAGTTCATCTAACTGAGATTCAACAATCATTTCAATCTTCAAAGAAGTTTTGTATTCATCAATTCCTTTTTGAAGATTTATTTTTTGTATCCCTTTAACTTCTGTGTTATCCAAAAATAATTTACCATCAATTATTTTTAATTGATTCAAATCCACATCTTTCTCTCCTTTCTGTGTTTTAAATTTCTGCTTTCGCAGTAAGGGAAGTTCAGGAATCGAACCTGTTCGCCAGTCTTCTCTGCTCATTGTGAGCGATATCATAACTCCGTGATATAATGTAAGTGACTAAACTAAAATTATATTGGAGGTTTTATGAACAAAATTAAAAAAATTAGATTTTTAGAAAGCCTGATTTACTTATTGGTAATCTCATTTATTATAATTACTTTTTTTGTAATTATTTCTTATTTTTCTACCCTTTTAAAAATTAAGTTACCTAGTGAGCCTGCTATTTCCGTATTTACCAAAATAGATTACCTAAATCTTTTCAAACTTTTTATTTTTGTTGGAATTTTTTATTTTTTTCTATTTGCATTTCCTGAAATGTTCATTCTATTTATAGTGCGGAAGGGTGGGAGAGAACTTGAAGACCTGAATAATAAAGAGAGAAAATTTATTGAGACTTGGTTTAGAATATTATTAGGTAGCTATATCCCCACAGTTGCACTGTTTTCCTTATCAGTTGATCAATTTTCATCCATAGTTGAAATCTCAGCTCTCTTTACCATTTTCATCTTCTTTTTCAACTTCGGAAAGACTAGTAAATGAAGTTAATGTCTTATCCACCATAAAATTTATCCCAAGTATCAAAACCACTAGAGCAATAATAGCTTTAATCAAATCATGAATTGACATATAAACCACTCCTTTCCGCTCCTCTGGGGCTTTTTATTTGCCAAACTCGCTACTTACGCTGAGTTGAATACAACGTGTAACTACATTCACAGAAGCTCCGCAACTGTTTTGTTCGTTTGCTTGTTTGACTTTATGGGTTAATTATACACTTCGGTTTTTCCGAAGTCAAGAGTAAAATTCATAAAAACCGAAAAATAATATAAAAAACAAGAAATATATTTCACTTTTACCGAAGCGTGTGTTATTATATATCTATGAAAAAGAATAATAGTAATGAAAATTATTTTGCTATCAATTTAAAATATCTTAGACAAAAAAATAATATGGAGCAATTAGAACTTGCTAATTTACTTGGGCGAAAAAGTTCTTCGTCAGTAAGTGAATGGGAAAAAGGTAAGTACACGCCAAAAGCAGGTGTCCTAAATGACATCGCAAAAATATTTTCTATTCCATTAAGTAAATTGATGAATGAAAATTTATCAGAACAGTCAATTACAATTCTGGATAAAATAAATCAAATTAGCTCCGAACTTGAAGAACCACGCCAAAAAGTAGTTCTTGATACTGCTTCTTCTCAATTAGAAGAACAGAAAAAAGAACAGACTAAGGTTGTATCAATTAAAACTGAACAACAAAAGCAAGGTATTGATCTTGCAGATTTAGTAGATGATAGCAAAGTTGATTGGGATAAATGGGTTTCGTTTGATGGTAAGCCATTAACTGATGAAGTTAAGGAAGCCATGAAAAAAGCACTTGGAAAACAATTAGAAGACAAATAAGGAGGTTTCTATGAGCAGACAGGAGCTTTTGGACTACCTCCTCAAGGAAATTGAAAAATGCAGGTTTGAAGTTGTTGATGTGGAAGCTTTTCCAGTTCCAGCGGCCGTTAATGTTGATAATAAGATAATGATTTACAATTCTAATGATGCTTCACCTTTTGAGGTCGCTCATGAATTAATACATATTCTAAATAAAGACAATCATCGTGGAGATTACTTTGACGCAACTAATCCTCAAGAAGTTAGAGCGAATCATGAGGCCGTTCTTCTTCTTTGGGAAATATTTGAAGCCAATGGGGGGAACTACGAATATTTTAACGTGTTTGTAAATACTACGGAAGCCCCTTTTGAACTTGCTGAGTCAATCGTCAAAAATGAATACTTAGAGATGCACGAGGCTATCGCTGAAATATTTGAAGATGAAATAAAAGTCAGTATTAATAAGCAAGAAATGCATGATTATATTGTAGATTATATTAGTTATTTTGATGTAATTGAGATTATAAATATTTATCAATTTTTAGATCGTTATCATTTGAGCCACAATTTTTATAGCATGGCAGAAAAAGAATTTCAGCAGTTATTGGGAGCTGGATAATGTGCACCATCACTACACTGGTAGGAGAAAAGTAAATGGCAAGTTTAAAATGTCCAAAGTGTAAATCTAGCAATATTCAATTATGGTCTAATGACAATAATTTAAAAACTAAAAAGTCGACTTCTCTAAATCTAAATCCTTTTAAACCATTCACAGTATTTAACCACAAAGAAAAAACAGTCAAGAAGAAATCTAAAGGAAAAATGGCCGCTGCTTTAATGACTGGTGGGGCCTCTCTTTTAGTTACTGGAACTAAAGATAATAAGGGAAGAGAGTTGTACTGCAACAATTGCGGTCATTTATGGAAGTCTAAATAATTAAACTATGAGCAATATCTTGAATCTCGTTAAAAGCTAGGTTAGGAGAAAATTTTATGAATAATGGATATGGACCAGAAACTAAATGGGGACGTCAATCTTTTTTTGATGGTGGCTTATTAAGTTTTATTGGTTGGAATATTTTAGGTGCTATTATTACTACTGTCACTTTGGGCATCTGTTATCCTTGGGCATTATGTATGGTTTATGGTTGGAAAATCAATCATACAGTAGTTGATGGCCATCGCATGAGCTTTAGTGGTTCAGCTATTGGCCTTTTTGGAAACTGGATTAAATGGTTGCTTCTTTCTATTGTTACATTAGGAATTTATGGTTTTTGGGTAGCAATAAAGCTTGAAGATTGGAAAGTTAAAAATACAACCTTTATAAATTAAAACAAAAAATCCGCCCTAACTTTGGACGGCGAGGGCGGATTTAAGCCATAAAACTATGAGCAATACCCAGAATCTCATTAAAAGCTAGGTAGGAGTATTTATATGAAAATTAACACTATTCAAGTCCTAATTGCAGCTACTCTTGCATTAGGTACTGTTGCACTAACCCAAGATGTTAAAGCTGCAGATCAAACAACTAGCATCTACCGCCTTTATAACAAAAATACTGGAGAACACTTTTATACCAAAAGTCGTACAGAGCAATTAAATGCTATTGTGGCTGGTTGGGATGATGAAGGAACAGGTTGGGTCGCTCCTTTATCTAGTAATTCTCCTGTTTATCGTGTTTATAATCCCAATGCTAATGGGGGAGATCATTACTATACAAAGAGCAAATATGAAGCTCAATCTCTTGTAAATAGAGGTTGGAAATGGGATTATAACGGACAACCAGTTTTTTATTCAGGCGGAAATTCATCTGTTTATGTTGCTTATAATCCAAACGCACAATCCGGCTCTCATAACTATACAATGAACTCATTTGAACAGAACTCATTGCTAAATAATGGATGGAAATATGGAGCAACTGCTTGGAATGCTGTGACTAAATTTAACTGGACACTTAATCAGTATAAATCATTGGTAGTTGGTGACAGTAACGGTAACGGTGGAACAAATTATAATAGTGTACTTGCTTCTCATGATATTCCTACTGATATAACATCACTTTCGACTGATGGCTATGCCACTAAAACTGTAATCTACGATAATACTAAATGGGATTATAGTGACGGAAACTACAAGTCAGTCGTTTTAACATTCATTAAACAAGCTAATGGTTCTTATCTTCTAGGATATAAAAATTATATTAATTTATAAAAATTTTTAAATAAATAAAAATCCACCCTATCTTTGGTCGGACCAGGGTGGATTTAATCTCAAATACAGTATAAACACTTCAAAAGAAGCCCTTTTACTGTACTCAATTTTAGCAAGAAAGTGAGTAAAAATCAAATGTGGATAGTCAGCTTAAAAAATGGAAAATATAAATATTGTGAGAGATATATTGACCCATATTCTGAGAAAACAAAGACTGTAAGCGTAACGTTAGAAAAAGATACACCACAGGCTAAAAAACAAGCGATAAAACTCATATCTAAAAAGATAGAAGATATCACTACTACTGATCCAGCTCAAAAAAATATAACTTTTGGCGAGCTTCTCAATGAATGGTTCCCTTACTATCAGGCAAAAAATAAGAGAAAAACTTGGAAACAAGTTGATGGTAATTTAAAAAGGATACATGCGGTAATCTCTGATGATATGATTATAAAAAATATTGATAGCAAACTCATAACTAAATTCATCGATGAAATGTACACATTTGGGACATACTCCTATAATTACACTAGTCAAATCAGAGCTTTGCTTTCAACAATTTTTAAATTTGCAATCAGTAGAAAATATTTATCAAATAATCCTGTAAAAGATACTGAAATAGCCCTTAAGATAGAGGATAAAAATAAACAGCGTGAAAAGGTGGAGAACAAATATCTTGAACGAGATGAAGCAGAAAAAATAATATCATATTTAGCTAATAAAAAAAGATGTTTGCTTCATTCTAGGATGTCAGAGTTCCTATGGCTTACTGGTTTGCGATATGGAGAGCTTCAAGCTTTAAAGTGGCATAACTATCACGACGGTTCGATAAGAGTTGAGGGAACGCTTGATAGCTTTATGCGAAGTATTACAGAAGCAGAAAAAACATCGCCTAAGACTTCTACCAGTTTTCGTGTAGTTGACTTGCCAGATAGGGCCATAGAAATAATTGAAGAGAGAAAACAATACGATTTAATTCATTTCTCTGCTGAAGAAGATGACTATATTTTCTTATCCAGCAGAGGAAATCCATTAGTATTGAACTCATTTAATTTAAAATTAAAAGAAGCTGCAAAAGCGAATCATATCGACAAAGAAATTTCATCTCATATTTTTAGGCATTCTCATGTTTCACTTCTCTCAGAACTCGGTATGCCATTAAAATCTATCATGGAAAGAGTCGGACATTCTGATGCAAAAGTAACCCTTAAAATATATAACCACGTTACTAAAAAAGCAAAAAAAGATATTGTTGATGCACTTAATAATTTATAAAAAAAAGAACCTGCTATAAAACAGGTTTTTATTTTTGCTACTTTTTTGCTACTTTTACCAAATATACGAAACATTAACGCTTATAAAACTAGTTATATCAACACTCTATTTTTTGAAGTTATCCATGAGATCCATGAAATCATCAAAAAGATAACTGGCATCGTGAGGCCCAGGAGCTGCGTCTGGGTGAAATTGGACTGAAAAAGCTGGGAAGTGTTTGTGACGCACTCCTTCAACTGAGTCGTCATTGATTTCAACATGGGTAATCATTAGGTCTTCAGGTAAGTTTTCTGATGAAACGGCATATCCATGATTTTGTGAGGTGAAGTCAATTCGTCCTGTTGCAATTTCACGAACGGCATGGTTAAATCCACGGTGTCCAAATTTCATTTTGTAGGTTTTTGCTCCATTTGCAAGACTAAATAATTGATGACCTAAGCAAATACCGAAAATCGGAATCTTACCTTGAATTTCTTTAATCATTTCAATTGCTTCTGGTACATCTGTTGGGTCACCAGGGCCATTAGTCAACATAACACCATCAGGTTCCATTTCCAAAATTTCTTTAGCACTGGTGTTGTATGGGACAACGGTGAGATTACATTCCCGTTTTGAAAGTTCACGTAAGATACTGTGTTTCAAGCCAAAGTCAACAACGACAACTTTTCTGCCTGTATTTGGTGATGGATAAGCGGTCGTTGTACTACTTGTTTCAACTTGATTTGTTGGTAATACTGTCGCTTGAAGTTGGCTCATTTGATGCTCTACTTCATCTCTTGCTTGTACAAGTGAGGCCTTCATAGTGCCGTGTTCTCGAACAATTTTAGTAATCGCTCGAGTATCCACACCTGTAATTCCAGGAATATTTTTTGCTTTTAAAAATTCATCAAAAGACATTTGCATCCGCCAGTTCGAAGGACGGCGCGCTGCTTCATGAACAACTACGGCTTTACAGGTTGGATGAATTGATTCATAATCATCTCGATTGACGCCATAATTTCCAACAATTGGATAAGTGAAAGTCAAAATTTGTCCGTTATATGATTGGTCAGTGATTGATTCTTGATAGCCTGTCATTCCTGTATTAAAGACAAGTTCACCTGTAACATCCAAGTTTGCCCCAAGGGATTCTCCCTCAAAAATGGTTCCGTCTTCTAAAATTAAAAGTCTTTTGCTCAT